TTATAGCGATGTTCTTAGTCGCACCATCGCACAACCCACAGTCGATACACTGGATGCCTTTAGAATCTGCTAGGCATTCGATTTCAGAGTCAAAAAGAGAATCACCCTCAAGGGCTACACGGAACGTTTTAGCGCCTTGTGATTGATATCTGAGTGCTTGCTTAGGCGTATCCGCCGACACCATGCAAAGCGACATAAAACGACTGTCGAAGTTTTTGTGCGGGGCTTGATGAGTGTATCCAGTGTGCCCCGACCCCAGTAATGCAATCGATGATGCGACACCGAACGGAACCGCCGCCGGATCACCATAAGCGCCTAACCTTATCATACGACCGGCAAATTGTGCCGCATGTTGATCTAGATCAAACGCCGGATAAATCCCGCGCTTATATCCTTTATACACTGCGTTTGGTGCCTGACCTATGTTCACATAGCAAGCGCCTTTATTAAAGTGCCTATGTGGGCAGTTGCCACAGATCGAAACATCAGCGCCGATCTTTGAAGCTTCGACCGGATTGATGTCGGTTCTAATGATCCAAGTTTGAACCATATCGCCGGTCTTAATATTGCTGGTGGATAGCGTCGCAATGATGGCTATAGGCTCACCATCGAGAACGCTTGCACCCTCCCACATAATAAACCCGCGAGCTTTTGACAACCCGACGGGCTTTGATTTATTGCTTGATAGATAACGCATTATTGTAACCTCTACTAGTTGTTGTAAATGAGTATAAAAAAACGCCCTCATTGAAGGCGCTTGATCTACTCACTCAGTCAACAACCCCCAGCGTGTCTGATAAAACAGTACCGAATAGGCGTGCAACTTCTTCACCCTCCCGCAGTGAGTCCACGCCAAAGCATTTGCCCATAGAACCAACCGCGCAATCTAAGGTCCGTACTGCAACGGTATATTTTTTGCCGTACTCATCTTGGACGGGCTCAGGCGCCTCAAACATAATTGCAATATTTGATTTATTTCTCATTACTAATTTACTCCCTCATCAGTCCAACCAAAATAACCAGCTACCTCATTGACCCTACTATCCGGACTCTCATCTTCAGTTGATTCACATATGCCGCAACGATATGATTTTGATTTGAGATGAATGTAATCTTGGTCGCAGTTGCAGTCCCAATAATCGTCGTGTGTTCTGACTCCGCCTTGATAATCATAGCCGCCAAATAACACTGGCTTTCCGTCTTCGTCATATCCGGAATCTTTAATGGCGATATTCCTTTTCATGTCGGCTGGTGTATGGAATATATCTACAGGTTTAATCTTGCTCATTACAGCGCCCCCAATTGGCAACCATAGCCAAAGTGATTTTTATATTGCCTGTCGATGTTCTGTTGTTCACGCGCTGGAAGCTCATCCCAGATTAAATAACATTTATCAATTAGACGATTAAGAGTAGTCTCTTTTTTACTTTCAGCTCGATAGAGCTTGTCGTCATCTTCCATTAGATCTATTGCGGCGGTTAATGCGTCTTCGGTTTCTACGAGCTTACGATCTGCCACAACATAGCGACGCACCAGCGAAGCATACTTTTTATTAATTGGCTTTATCTGCATAACTACTTACCTATATATATGAATGAGCTGTAAATATACCAACTATCAGCTATATAATCAACTATAGGTTGTCTTAAAGGTCAACCAATCTGGACAACAGCATATCGGACACACAACTAACTGTTGTAATGCGATATAATCGGCGTCATTCACGATCTAACAAGGAGTATCACATTGGCAAACACTAAGCCTATTGATTACGAAAAGCTCTATAACCTAGCAAAAATAGGGCTGTCGGAAGAACAGATAGCAATTAGTCTAGGAATATCAGTCTCTACGATTGCACGCCGGAAACGGGACGATGACACATTTGCCGAGACCTTAAAGGCTGGGAAGCAAGCCGGGATCTCAGCTGTTACTAATTCTCTATTTGAATCCGCAACCGCTGACAAGCCCAACACATCGGCGCAGATATTCTACCTCAAGAACCGAGGCGGTTGGCGGGATAGAGCTGAAGTAGACGCCAACATAACCGGCGGTATTGAAGTAACGCATGATATCGATAGCGCCTTACAAGCTTTAAAGGATGCGGGCGTTGACCCGTCCAGCCTTTAGGCTAGTCTTATGATTGATAAGATTAATATGTATGTTAATCAATGGCTTAGGGCTATCTGGTACAGCTGTTGGCACAATAGCCGGTCAGGTTTTGCGGTTTTGAACCCGCTTCGCAAAATTGGGACTCCCGACTGGGGCAGTACACCCCCATATATATCGTTACATATAGGGCGTAAATAATTTGAATTGCTGGACATGTAAGACAGAGCTTATATGGGGTGGAGACCACGACTGCGAAGATTGTGAAGAGTACGTCATAGTCTCAAATTTCTCCTGTCCTAAGTGCAATGCTCATGTAGAGTTTTATGTTCCAAGAGAGAATGAAGTTGAGTAAAAATCCTACAAAAAAGACTTCAAAAAAACCGGCTTCAAAGCTCACCGCCTCACAAAAAAATAAGGCGGAAAAAATAGCGGAAGCAATTCGTGTAGTAAAAGTTCACAAAGCTCAAAACCGTCTAGCTTATTTCCGGCCCTATGAGTGGCAAGAAGAATTTTACAAGGCTGGCAAGACCAATAAGCAGAGAATGCTTATGGCTGCAAACCGCGTAGGCAAAACGGCTTCTCAAGCAGCAGAGGTTGCATACCACTTAACAGGCTTATATCCAGATTGGTGGGAGGGCATTAGATTTAGCCGTCCGACTAAGATTTGGTGCTTAGGTGTTTCTGGTGAGCAGCTTCGAGATGTAATCGTTAAGGAGTTGATTGGCACTTATCTTGGCGAGGGTAAGTTCGATGGTTCAGGGCTGATACCTCAAAAGCTTATCTATCAGGTCACACCGGCTATGGGTACTCCGAGGTTACCAAGGGATGTGGCTGTAAGGTATGCCACTGGTAACACTTCTACTGTTAGTTTTAAGTCCTACACTCAGGGTCAGCATGTATTGATGGGATCGAGTCAGGACTATATCTGGATCGACGAGGAACCAACCGACACCGCAATATACCCACAATGTCTTACGCGAACAGCGACAGGTAATGACGGGAAGGGTGGTTACCTCGTCGGTACTTTAACGCCAGAGAATGGGATGACTGAGTTAGTGTCCCAGTTTATGGATCACCCGGCAAAAGGGCAGTATCTAAAAAATGTTACTTGGGAGGATGCGCCGCATTTAGATGACGCGGTGCGTGAGCAGCTATTGGCTGCGATTCCTGAGTACCAGAGAGATATGCGCTCAAAGGGCATACCGGTCTTGGGTGAGGGGATGGTGTTCCCAATAGCCGAAGAGGTTATCCAGTGTGAGCCGTTTGAGATTCCCGCGCACTTTAAAAAACTTGCAGCGGTGGACTTTGGGATAACGCACCCAACAACTTGTGTGTGGACGGCCTATAACCCGGATAACGACACTATTTATGTGTATGACGCCTATAAGAAGGAGGGCGAGATACCCGCAGTACACGCCACGGTGATAAATAGCCGTGGCAAGGACATCCCTGTTATATATCCGCATGACGGTGACAACACTGAGAAGGGCAGCGGTCGCACCTTAGCTGAACTGTATTTAGAGGCGGGGGTGTTGATGATTGGTAGGTTTACAAATCCTGATGGCACTAACTACGTTGAGCCGGGATTGATGGAGATGTTAGAAAGATTCAGAACTGGACGCCTACAGGTGTTCAACAATTTGGCTCCTTGGTTTGAGGAGTTTCGGCGGTATCACCGGAAAAAAGGAAAGATACACAAAGAGCATGATGACTTGCTAGACGCAACGCGTTATGCGGCACTTTCGGTTACACGCTTTGGGCAGAATAAAGCAGAGCGTGAACAAATGACAACAGGGCGAGGTAACCACACCAGTTATGAATATAACTACTGATATCGACGAAAGAGAACTTATAGCGACGCTTGAGAACAGCATCAACGCCGCAGACTCATACGCTGAAAGCGAGATTGGTGAGCAGCGTGATAGAGCGTACAAATATTACTACGGTAAGCCGATGGGTAACGAGAGACCCGGTCGGTCGCAGCACGTTTCTATGGACGTTTTTGACGCAGTCGAAAGTGTAAAGGCAATGCTAATGGAGACGTTTACTGCTGATCGTGATGTGTGCCGTTTTGATCCGCAAACCGCAGAGGATTTTGTGCCAGCGAAGATGGCAACTGCACTGACTAACTTTATTTTCTATAGAGAGAACAAAGGTAGCAAGATTCTGCACGATGTTATACACGATGCGCTGGTTGCTAAGACAGGTATTGTAAAGCGGTACTACAAAAACTATTACGAGTATGAGGAAGAGACGTTTGAGGGTTTGGATGAGGCTAGTTTTTCCATGCTGGCGTCCGACCCTGCTGTCACGATCATGGAGATTGCGGAAGAGGCTGTTATGGCCCAAGTGCAAGACCCACAAACCGGACAGCCTGTTGCTATTCAACAGGTCATGTACAGCGGTGAGATTGCACGCAAGATTGACAAGTCAAAGGTGTGCGTTGAGTCGATATCGCCAGAAGATTTTTTAGTTACACCCCGTGCAACCGGTGAGGATGATGCTGACTTTTGCTCACACCGCACAAGCCGCACACGCGGAGAGCTTTTAAGTGAAGGGTATGCTCCTGAGTTGGTTGATAAGCTAACCGAAGACAATTTAAACGACGAGGGAAGAATAGCTCGTGATTCGGTAGACGAGTTTGGTAGCGAAGAAGGTTATGAGGTAGACAATGACAGACAGTACGTAACTATTTACGAGTCATATCTTAAAAAGTATCGCTCTGATCTTAAAAAGTGTGTTTATTTAAAGGTTTTGCACAGCCGTACCACTGTTCTTGACATTGAGATGGTAAGCGAGAAGCCGTTTCGGTACTTTACGCCGTTTCCTTTACCTCATCGCTTTTACGGTATGAGCCTTGCCGATGTGTTATGTGATATCCAGAAGACGCAGTCTAGTTTGAAGCGTGGAGTAGTTGATCACACGTTTATGACCAACACCTCACGATTTGTGGCAAACCTGTCCTTGGTAAAAAACCCCAGAGATTTGCTAGACAATCGCGTCGGTGCAGTAATTGATGTGAATTCTCCGAATCCTGAATCTGTTGTTCGCCCAATGGCTATGCCTAATTTGTCAGGCACTGTTTTTCAAGCGATAGAGTCTTTAGAGACAGAGAAAGAAGCGCGTAGTGGTATGAGCCGTATGGCGAGGGGCATGGACTCCACGGTTGTAAGCAAGCAAAACAGCTCTGACCTTATTACGCAATTTATGAACGCCAGTAACCGTCGAATTATGGTCATGGCTAGGAATTTAGCAGAAAACTTCCTAAAGCCGTTGATGTTTGATTTGTACAAGTTAGCTGTTGAGAACGAAAAGCAAGAAAAAATGGTGCAACTGGACGGTCAGTTTGTCCCGGTTAACCCTCAATTTCTTGGTGATCGTACTGAGATGTCTGTGGCAGTCGCGCTAACGCCTGAAGAGCAAGCTCAAGAAGCTCAAATGCTATTAAGCTTAGACCAGCAGTTTACGATGAACCCACAAGACCCAACACTGGGCGGCATGTACGGTGCCTCTCAGCGTCACGCTATGATCAGTAGAGCCTTTGAGCTGCTTAACATCAAGTCATCGGACATGTATCTGTTCAATCCAAACAGTCCTGAGTTCCAGCAAATGCAGCAACAGCAGCAGCAAGCGCAGCAAGAGGCTGAATTAAAACAGCAGCAACAACTTGAGTTTAATGCAGATATTACATCAAGACAGGTAAGCGTTTTAGAAGGCCAGCTTGAGCTAGATGTTATGAAAGAGCAGCACAAGATGGTTCTTGACACTTATAAGCAAGAGCATGTTGAGGAAGAGAAAGACAGCCGACTACTTATGGATGTGGAGAAGCAAAACCACGACATGGAGATGAGCGAGAAGGAGCTTGCTTTGGAGAAAGTTCAAAACAGAAACGTGAGCATAGGATAAGCAATGACTATTAACCAAGAAGCACTTGAGGAGTTTGTCAAAAAAGCAAGTAAAGACAAGCACCAAAAAAGAAAAACGTGTAAGCAAGCGTTTGATGATTTCCAGAAATGGAAAGAAGGCAAGGTAGATAAAGACACAACTTTACCGAGGCCACCAACGAGACTGCGCTGAGTAGTCTTTTAACCAACCACACAAGTGGAGTTGAAATGAGCAATAACGACGATTTAACTTTAGGCGAGAAGGCAGAAATAGCTGACTCGGCGGTACATCTTTTAGAGAGTACAGCTTTTAACACTGCGTTTGATGAATTAAACGCTAGTTTAGTGCAACAGATACTTGCAACACCGCCAGATCAGGCAGAAGAGCGAGAGAGGTTGTACATGATGTTTAAAGCGGGTCAGATGTTTGTTCAGCAGCTTGCTGGTCTGGTAAACAACTATAACTTGGCATTACCACAAGAAGTAGAGTAAAATAGGAGAAATTTGATGTCAGACGAGCAAACCATAACGGACTCAACTGAAGTCGATAATAGTGACATTATCTCAAGACTTACGGCTGTATTGGAGTCAGAAGACCAAACCGAAGAGCCTAGTAACGAGGAAGAAGTAGTCGAGGAGACTACTGACGAAGTAATCGAAGAGGATCAGGAACTTGAGCAAGAAGACGAGTTATCAGAGGAGGTCGAAGAAGACCCAACCGACGAAGACGCGGAAGAAAGCGAAAAAGAACCTGAGTTAATAACTGAGGGCATGATCGAGGTAGATGGCGAGAAGCTATCTGTCGAAGAGATTAAACTTGGATATCTACGCCAAGGCGATTACACAAAGAAGACGCAAGCTGTTGCCGAACAGCGTAAGGCCGCTGAAGAACAAAGCAAGTCTTACGAATCCACACTTAGCGCCCTCTTAACCGCATCGGGAGCAGACCTTTCACGCTTTGACAATGTGAACTGGGAGCAAGCGGCGGTTGAAAACCCTGATCAATATAAGCAAGCAAAGGCTATGTATGAGCAGACGCAACAGACTTATAACTTTATAAAGTCACAAGCTGAAGATCATCAAAAGCGAGTTCAAGATCAACACCAGACACTGGTTAAAGAGAAAGCTGCCGAAAGTCTGACTGTCCTGAAATCTACAATCCCAAATTGGAACAATGATGTGTATTACTCGATTGGAGAATACGCTAAAAGCGCATTAGGCGTTTCAAGCGAAGAATTCAACGGCATTACTGATCATCGATCCATTACGGCAATGTACAAAGCTATGCTATTTGACCGGGCTAAATCGGAGACGCAAAAGAAAGTAAAAGCGTCACCTAAAAAAACTTTGTCGGGTCAGAAAAGCGAACCCAAGGACTTAGGAAAAAAAGAGACATATCGTAAGGCAAGAGAACGTCTCAAGAAATCCGGTTCAGTGGAAGACGCGGTTCAAGCCCTCCTCAATAGAACCTCTTAATAAGGAATTTTCAACATGGCTACAATTGCCGGAACATACAAAACATTTGATCAGGTAGGTAAAAAGGAAGATATCGAAGATATCATCTATGACATTTCTCCAACTATGACTCCCTTTACCTCTGCAATCGGTACAAGCACAGCAACAGCTACTTTGCACCAATGGCAGCAGGACTCACTTGCAGCCGTGGCTTCCAATGCCGCAGTCGAAGGAGCGGATGCTGGAGCGTCTAGCGTTGATCAAACAGAGCTAAAGAATGCATCAACCCAAATCTTCACCAAGGTTGTGCAGACTTCTGGAACTGCTGATTCTGTTGCTACTTATGGCCGAGGCGGGACTGAGCTTCAGTACCAAATCATTAAAAAAGGAAAAGAATTACGGCGTGATATAGAGCATAGTTTCGTCGGTGCTTTGCAAGCGGGTACTGCTGGAGCGGCTGGAGTTGCGCGACAGTTAAAGTCTGCACAGAACCAAATCAATGCGGCTACCACTAACACCGCTGGCGCTAACAGAGCGTTCACTGAGACTTTATTGCTCGATGTTTTGCAAAAATGTTACAACGAGGGTGGCGATCCTAACCAAGTACAGGTCACTCCATCTCACTCAGTCGTGGTTGCTAACTTTGCAGCAAGTGCGGGTCGTGAGCGTGACTTTGGTACAGGAACCACTATCACTAACGCTGTAAATATTTATGTCAGTCCTTTTGGACAAGTTTCAGTAGTAGTAAATCGCTTCCTTGCTGCTAACACTTGTCTTGTGCTTGACACTGAGTATTGGTCACGTGCGGTTCTGCGTCCTATGCAGACTATCGTACTAGCTAAGGTCGGCGATAGCGACAAAAGACAAATGTTAACGGAACAGACTCTTGTTTGTGAAAACGACAAGGCGTCAGGTCTTATCGAAAAATTGAATGCTTAAATAGTAAGAACGGGCAGTCCCTTCGGGGGCTGTCCATTTTATTTTATTCTGAGGAATTTATGTCAGACAAAATATTTGAACATGTAGACCATAATCAAAACGATGACAGTCTAACAATATCTCACTCTCAAGATGTTTCTGGAATTCTTGCTGCTAATAAACGCGCACGCGAAGAAGCCGAAGGGCAAAGAATGGGCGAAAACGTCCGTGTTGCCAGTATACCCGCTGTTGTTGTAATGCAGTGGATGGAAGAGGGGATTAATGTTATGGCTCCTAACCGCGAAGATCAAAAGCGAATTAAAAAGAAACTTAATTCACCAGAGTGGGCATATCTTAGAACAGGTGGTGGCAGATTATGAGCCTTACCACTTACAGTGGTCTCAAAGCCTCAATTGCAAACTGGCTAAACAGAACAGACCTTGCAGCAGAAATACCAGATTTTATTGCGTTGGCCGAAGACAGGCTGTCGCAAGAAGTACGCATCCCAACTATTGAAAAAACAATATCAGTAATATTAGACAGCAACGGTGCTTTTGAGATACCCGCTGATTTTCTTGAGTTGAAGTATGCTTTTTACAATAACGATCCGCTACAGCGGGTAAGCTTAAATGAGCTTCGTGAATTTACATCAACTAGCGGTAGCCCAGAGATTTTTGCACGAGAAGAAAGAAAGTTTGTATTTGAGCCGGTTCCAACAATGACAGAATCCGACAAACTTATTTTTATTTATTATAAAAATGTGCCTGTACTCTCAGATTTAAATCCAACAAACGAGCTTCTTGAAACAGCTCCTCAATTATATCTTTACGGCAGTCTTGTCGAAGCATCTAACTTTTTAGGTTCTGATTCCTCCCGTTGGGAGGCAAATTACCAAAGCGCGTTGGGTCGATTAATACTCCACGCTCGATCCGCAGAGTTTGGCGGATCAACACCACAAATTTCTAGCGGGTATTAAATTATGGCAGGTTTTTACGAGTACACATCCCCTGACGAAGTTAAAACAATATTTTTTGTATCGGACTTTACAGGCGATGGGGTTACTAAATCTTTTACGTTATCAACGACGCCTTACACACTGAACAACACGCAAGTTTACATTAACGGTGTGTATCAAGAAAAAACAACTTATAGCGTGTTAGGCAATGTAATAACTTTTTTTGAAGCGCCGCCACGGTTCAGCGGTGTTGAAGTTACTGTAATGGGTGCAGCAGAACTACAAGTTGGGACAACGAGTGCTGATCTTGTGTCTTACGTGCCGGAAACCGGTGGCGTAACTGACGTTCAGACTGCGTTGCGAAACATAAGTGCTTCTGCTGATTTACTGCTGAATCAATTTACTGGCAATGGCACCACACAAAGTTTTACTTTGTCTAGCGTTGCTTTTGCAAACAACATATTAGTTTATTTTAATGGCATATACCAAAGCAAATCTAATTATACAGTGTCAAGTCAGACACCCGCAGTAGTAACATTTTCTACGGCACCGCCTTTAGGTGCTGCTGTCGAAATTATGGTTTCAACCGTTTCTGCGATGCAAATTGGCGTTCCATCTGACGGCACAGTAACTACAGCTAAAATAGCAGACAATGCAGTCACCACAGCTAAGATAGCGGACACTAATGTAACAACAGCTAAGATAGCTAACAATGCTGTAACAGCGGCTAAGATAGCTTCAGAGCCTGTAGCAGTGGGTATAACAACTGTAGTTACTTCTGCATCTGTTACGGCTACGGTTAACACTCATGTCTTTGTAGATACTGCAACACAAACTATTACGCTTCCTGCCTCACCAACCATAGGACAAAGAGTCTTGGTTACGGTAGGTAACTTTACAGACACAGTGGTAGGTAGGAACGGAAGTAACATAATGAGCAGTGCTTCTGACTTCACAATGAATGCCGCTTATCTTTCCATACAATTCATATACACAGACGCAACGCAAGGGTGGGTAATGTCGTGAGTAATTTTTCAGATTTCATAGGCGGGTCGGGCGGTGGTGGACTACCAGTAAACATAGTATTAGGACACTCACAAACTTGGGTTCCTCCTGTTGACGGAAACATTTGTATCCACGTTGTAGGCGCAGGAGGTGGTGGTTATGGTACTGAATCTTCTAATTATCTGAGATGTGGAGGTGCTGGAGGATACTGCAAAAAGAACTCCTTAGCTGTCACTACTTCTGGCTCCTTCACAGTTGTTGTAGGTGCAGGAGGGGCAGGAGGGGTTACTGGTGGTGGTAATGGTGGAACTGGAGGCAACACAACCGTAGCGGGTACAGGACTAAGTGCTACGCTCACAGCTAATGGTGGAGTAGGCGCTACTACTTCGTATGGTGTAGGAGGCACAGCCGCTAATGGCGATGTTAATAACACTGGTGGCGCAGGAGGAAAATATGGCGGAGGCGCTGTAGGAATAACTGGTACAGGAAATTCCGTAGGTACGTCTATTTATGAAATGCATGGCGCTGATTGTGACGTTGTAGGGCCAGAAAGTCTTATGGGTCATGGCTATATCTGCGGTGGTCTGGGCGGCAGAGCATTTAGTTCAAACACTAATTACATTACCGCATATAGAAATGCCCCAATGAATTATTCGCCTGATGGAAATGGGGGATTTTTAGCGGGAGGGGGACAACATCAAATACTGGAGAGTGGTATAAGCGGTATGTGCATAGGCGGAAATGGCGGCATTGGTGGAGGTGGCGGTGGCTGTAACAATACGGATCAAGGTAACAGGATTGTTGGCGGTGCTGGCGGAAACGGCATTGTAATCATTCAGTACCTACCAGCATAAGGGGAAAAACATGAAATATATAATTAAAGATGCTGACGGTAACATCACAAATACCATCGTTGCAGACGCAGAGTTTGTTGAGGCTAACTTCGAACACTATGAAGAGTGGACAGACCCTAACCCTACACCCCCAGAGCCTACAGCAGAAGAGACTGCTCGTCAGTGGCGAGATTCAGAACTAGCCTCTACTGACTACATCTTGCCTTTAACAGATCATCCACAGCGTGATGATTACATAACCTATAGGGAAGAGCTAAGGCAATGGCCCTCTAAAGATTCATTCCCTGCTACTCGTCCAGAATTAGGAGAATAAAATGGCTTTAACAAAAGCAACAAACAGTATGATCGAAGGCGCTCAGGTCAACATAAAAGATTTTGAGAGCCTTTCTTCTGGTGGCACTGACTGGCAACCAGCAATTCAAGCGGCTATTGACAGTTTAGATACTGGAAGCGACTACACTACAGGTGGAGTAATTTATTTTCCAGTAGGTCGATACTACATTAAGTCTCCTATTGTAATTCGTACAACTGGAGAGGGAGTAGAAAAATTAACATCTATTACCTTACAGGGTGAAGGAATTCATAACACTATTATTGATTGTGCGGCTGGGTTTCAAAGCACTGGGGACCCTGCGGAATGGCAAGCTATTCAAGCATTAAACCCTACTTACTGCGCGTTTAAAGACTTTCAAGTGTTAGGAAACAATCGTGTGGCGATTGGACTTGAACTAGAAGGTGGAACCCCTCTTGTCGCTGGAAGTGAGATACTTGTTGAAAGAGTTTTTAGCCAAAACTTCACAGCCTCCTGTTTCCTCGTTCATCGTTGCTTTATGGTGACAATGACTCAGTGTCGATCTAAGGGCGGTGTAACAGGTTTCGATTTTAGTGGCGGTTACAACACTTCATTAAACGTAGAAAACTGCTATGCGCTAAATACTACTACCACAGGACAAGGTTTCTTAATTTCAGACGTAAGTTACAGTAACTTTACAGCCTGTGGCGCTGATGCCACTGGTCGTTATGGGTATCGAGTAAGAAATACATCAGGTGTTTCTTTTGATAGTTGCGGTGCTGAAGCATCTTTAAGGTCGGGTTTTTTGTTTGAAGCAAATACAGCATTTGATGATAATGCTTTAATAAGTGGAACTAGATGTACATTAAATTCGTGTTTTACGTCTGGTACTAATTCAGCTAATGCAGGGTACGGTTCGTTACGGAGCGAGTTAGAAAATCAAAATAAATTTTCTTTCACTATGCCTTCTGGAACGCCAGTAGTAGGTAACAATTATACTGTTAACGGATCGACATATAATGTTTATTATCTTAAGGTAAACGGAGACGGAAGCTCTGTTATTAAAACCACAAGAACAGCAGGATCAACTACACCTCCTTCGTCTGGGACATTAAGCGGCACTCCAAATTTAACGTTTAATGCTTCTGCAGACCTTTTAAGCTCTGTTGATGTTGAGATTAACAGGTATGCTGAAAACAATGTTACAGGTTCTGTTTCAATAACAAATGGCGGGGTTGATGAAAATCATAAACTTACCCTCAATAGCTGCAAACTTACTGGTTCTATTGCAAGTACCGTTGCAGTTATTAATCCTATCGATGTAACTCGCGTAAACAACTTGCCTGTTACGGGCGCTAATACTCCTGTTGTAGATTTAGAATCTGTCTTTGGTAGCGTAAATAATTACTCTGGTATTCTTAATATTCTTGCAAGTCATGGTGTTCCTACTAGTGGTTCTTTGTATAACTCTGCGGCTTATGTTCTTCTTGTTACAAGAACTGCTGGCAGTTCAACGGTTGTAGAGATTGCTAAGAACGGATTAACAACAGGTGGTAGTGCAAATCATCCGTCATTCACATGGGCGATAAATAACGGAACCAATAAGTTAGAAGCTACTCCAGTAGGATCTACATCGGATAACTTTTATTTTTACATTGGACAGTTAGGATCATTGTCCCCATCTTAATTTAACGAGGTTTAAAAATGTCAAATCCATTTGTAGACAGAAAAAGAGAAGAACTTAACGGTAGCGTAACCGATATGGTTCCTGTAACTCCTGCTGACGGTGCAGATAACGTAGGCACTGGCAACGTAGCTATTGGTCTATATATTACAGGAGCAGGGAACGTAACATTCCATAACTTAGACGGTGTATCTAGGACTATCGCGGTACCTGATAACTTCTATTTGATATGTTCTGTTAAGCGAGTGCTGGCTACTGGCACTACTGCCACTGGCATACATGCGATAATTGCATGATTGGCGCTAATGTAAGTGTCTTCTCTATCGGCAAGGCTGTTGGTCGTGGTGGTGGTGGTGGGTCATTTGATCTTCAATATGTTGTTGTTGCTGGTGGTGGTGCTGGGGCAAGAAATTCGGGAGGAGGAGGAGGTGCTGGCGGACTTCTTACTAGCACTACTGAGGTAGAAAAGGGAGTAGCTTATCAGGTTACCGTAGGTGCTGGAGGGCCAGTGGGAAATGGTACCGCTGTGGGGGGGAGTGGTAGCAACTCTACTGTTTCTAGCATAGTGTCTGTAGGCGGTGGTGGGGGGTCAAATTATTATAGCCTACAGGCTGGCGGTAATGGTGGTTCAGGCGGTGGCGCTATATGTGGAGCCTTGGGTACTGGGGTTGCTGGCACTGGAATATCTGGGCAAGGAAATAATGGCGGCATTGCTAGTGCTAGTAGCCCTTACTACGGTGCTGGTGCTGGCGGTGGTGCAGGAGCCGTAGGAGGCAATGGTGGTAGTGACAATGGTGGTCATGGAGGAATAGGTCGAAACGTAACTCTCAGTCCATTTTCGGCATTAGGTTATCTTGCAGGAGGCGGTGGTGGCGGCACTTTTCAGGGAGGCTACAGGGGTAATGGAGGCTCTGGTGGTGGCGGTTACTCAGCCTATAGGAATCTAGTTGCGGCAGGCGCTGGCTCGACAAACACAGGAGGAGGAGGCGGTGGCGGCACTTACTGGAGTGGTTTTCAAGCTAGTGCCGCTGGAGGTTCAGGCATAATTATTTTAGTTTATCCAGATAGTGTTACACCTACGTTTACTGCTGGTGTTACCTCTTCAACTACAACATCTGGCGGCTACAAAAAAACTACAATCACAGCCGCTGGCTCATCTGACACAGTAACCTTTGGATAATCACTATGGCACATTACGCAGTATTAGATAACAATATAGTCACTCAGGTGTTTGTCGGGAAAGACGAAGGTGAGGTGGACTGGGAAGAGTATTACGGAGCAAAGCGCACTAGCTACAATACTAGTGGTGGTGTTCACGCTAACGATGGTACTCCTTTCCGCAAGAACTATGCAGGGATTGGCTACACATTCGATGAGGAGCGTGATGCTTTCATACCTCCACAGCCTTATCCTAGCTGGACACTAAACGAAGACACTTGTTTATGGGACTCACCTGTACCCTATCCAGAGGAAGGTGTACATGAGTGGGATGAAGACAACCAAGAGTGGGTAGAATTATCATGGACAGAGTAAAACAATTCTGGCGTAGTCGTAGTAACAGGTGGCAAGTCTTTGGTGTTACATTAGCAGCTCTACAGGTCTACGTCCTACAGCTTAACCTATCTGCTGAAACTATCATGTTAGCCAGTATCCTATTCGGAATGGGTGGAATCTTTTTCCGTTATCAAACAACACAAGCAATGTCAGAGAAATAAAAGGAACTTACTATGCTTGATGAACAATCGAAAGACACACTTGACGTAATTGCCGCATCTACAGGCATACTTTCTTTGGCCGCTTGGTTACCGCCTACCGCTAGTTTATTTACTATTATATGGTTGGGCATCAGGATATACGAATCTAAAACAGTACAAGAGATAGTTAATAGAAAATCAAAATGATAAAACTTCATAGTCTACCTGACCTCATTGCCGGGATTTTTAAACCCGCAGCAGAGCTAATCGATGAGCT